AATCTACTTTTTCAACGAGCTCATCTTTTGCTTTATCAGATTGTTCAGTAAGTTCCTTAGAATATTCATCTTCTAGTCTTTCAATTTCTGTTCTGACTTTTGATTTTACAGCAGCTTCAAAAATTGTAGAAGCTTTGTCTTTGAATTCATCTGAAAGTTCGTTTTCTCCAGATATTAGGGCATCAACGTCTTCTTTGACTTTGATTTCCTTAATTCTTTTTTCCGTTGCTTCTTTTTTAGCTTTTGCAAGTTCTTTTTTAGTTTCGTCATCTTCGTCATCTTCATCATTATGAACTGCTTCCTTGACGATACTATTGTACATCGCTACTAACTTCTTTTCATCTGTTTTACTTAATTTATCAGATATAGCTTTTACCATATCTTCTGCTTTTAGTGTTTCTGGTTTATCAGCAGGTGCAGCACTTTTTGTTTGTGCTGTACTTGTTTGTTTTGTTTTTTCACCAGATTTTGCAGATGCAGATTTAGCGTCAGTTGGAGATGTAACAGCAGGACCTAGGTCCTCTACTTCTTTTGTTTCATTTTTCGGAGCTTTTTTCTCAGCAATTACTTCTTCTTCGTGAATGTCATTAACTGCAGAATCAGAAGCATCAGCGGCTTGTAATTCAGCCATTACTTCTTGTTCAAGTTCCTCAATTGATTTTTCTATTTCAGCCATTTGGAAATCTCCTTTTTCCTGTTTTTTTATATTAATATTTATAAATTAAAGTTTTTTGAGAAACTTTGCAAACTCCAATGCTTTGATGTTTGCGTTTCTTGAACGAATTCCTTTCTCAATTTCCAATTTATGTTGTGCAATTTCTGCTTCTTGTAATATACCGTTGTCCCAAATCCACTCTTTTCCTTCCATAATGCCTTCTACGAAAGCATTTGGAGCAGATGGGTCGGCAACGATATCAGCAGCCGTTGCAAGGTAAAAATCATCCTTAACGTATGATGCACCGTTTTTTTGTTGTAGAGAACCCAGTCCACGACTAGATACTCCAAGTTTAGCACCTTCATCCATCAACGACTTGACAATTTTACCCATTGGTGTATCCATGATTTTCGCTTCTCCTATGAAGTTCTTACCATCTGGATACAAATCTGTAATCATATGTGAAACTCTTTCAAGATTTACAGTCGGACCGTCTGGGTGTCCTAATTCACCGAATGCTCTTTTTTCTTTTGTGAAGTTCTTATTATAATTAGAAACTTCCTTCTTTAGAATATCAAAAGGATATACTCTACCATTCCGATTTTTAACATCAGCTTGCATGAATATACCTTTTATTTTATATTCTTTCTCACCTTTTTCATTTTCTTCAGTAATGTATTGTACTTCTTCTAAATTTTCTGATATTAGTTTTAATCCCATTTAATTATCCCTCTTATATGGTATTAGTATAACCAGATACTTTGTGAAATTCTGTAATTAAAGTAAATGTACCAGTTGCATTTGTAACTAAAACATCTCCACTAATTCCACTACCAGCGTTATTAACTAATGCTGGTTGTCCAGAAGTATAACCATAAGTACCATTTCCTGCTAAAATCACGCATTGAATATTTGATGATGCGTCCCATAAAAGTTCAACACCACCACTTGCAGCCTCAATAGAGTACCATATTTTTGCAATAGATACTCTAGGATTGCTATCTGCAAGAGTTATTGCAGAGGCATCTAAAATGCTTACTGCACTATTCGATGCGTTATCGCTTACTGTTTTGATAACAGTTTTAAAACTTGTATCGATTAATGTTTGATTTGTTACTGCCATTTTTTTCTATCCTTACATTACTGCAAATAATTCTTTTTCAAAATAATCCATAAGTTCGTTTTTTGTTACTTTAAATTTTGTTGCAGTATCTTTTATACTCTTATCAAAACTATTTAGGAAATTTTGTGGTTTATCGTTCATTTTTTTCATAATATTATCCACAGCATTCTTCATTTTTGGAGAAAGCTTTTTATATCCTTTAGTTTTTTTATGTTCATCTTTCTCAGATATCTGAGAAATAAAAACTTCGAAGTTTTTATTCTTCATTTACGTTATCATCCACACTATCTTCAGGAACAATTGTTTTAACTATAGTACTTGAAACTTCCTGTCTACGAACTTCAAGTGCGTCTCCAACTTTTGCTGTCATTGCATCTTTAAAGTTTTTTTGTGCTTCTATGTTGTTCCCTGTTCTAACAGAATCAACTATTTTTTGAACTTCTTCACTCATTATAATTCTCCTTCATTTTCTGGTTCATCTTGTGGTGGTTGTTGCGTATCTCCATTTTCCTCTTCATCATCGTCATCAGTTTTTGTCATATCAATCTGAGTAGAACCTGGAGGCAGAGTTGGATATCTTGTAACACCATCACTACCATCTGGCACATTAAGGTCGCCTTCGCCACTTTCTTGTTTAATTTCATCTTTCATTCTTGATATATCAGTATCACTCAATCGTAAAACATATTTTTGTACATAAGTTTTACTATAAAATGTTCCGATATATGATTGCATTCTATCAAGAGTGTCTATTCTATTTTGTAATAATTCTGCATCTTTTAATTCTGCGAAATGTCCATCTTTTATGAAATTAAAGTTGACACGTTCTTTCATTAATTGCCAATCTTCATCATTAATTATTCCTTTTAATATTAATTGTGTTCTTAACATTTCAAGGAACAATCCTGTAAATTTCTTTCTTAATCTTTGAACAAATTTTGTAAATTTTAATTCATCTCTTGTTACTTCACTTGACCTACCAGCACCAACTACTGTTCCTGGAGATTCTTCAGTAAGTCTTGAAACTGGAACATTTAATGAACGATACAATCTTTTTTGGAAATATTTAATATCTTCAATTTCCCCAAGATTTTGTCCACCGGGTAAAGTTTGAACATCTGTTCCTCTACCACCTTCTCTGATTGGTAACCAGAAATCTTCTAACATTGACAGATGGTTTCTACCATCACGAATCTCACCACTGCTAGCATCATATACAAGTTTATTTCTGTAACGATTCATTACATCACGAAGATATTGTTCTGCTTTTACTTTAGGTAAGTTTCCTACATCAATTCTAAAAATTCTTCTTTCTGGTGCTCTTGATATTCTGTAAATAACCAAAGCATCCTCAATCATTCTTAGTTGATTGACAGGTTTAATTGCTTTATGTAAGTGTGAAAGTACTCTATTAGAGTTTTGGTCTACTAGTCCAGATGTACAATATGCAATTGAATCAGCAGCAATTTGAACACCAGTTGAACCAACACCTTGTTGTAATCCTTTTTCATTATATACATAAAACTCATCTACATTTTTTACATGGTCGACTCCAGTCTTATTATCTTTTTCTCTATTTACTTGTCTTACTTTTTTAATTTTGCGTGGGTCGATATATCTTACTTCTTTGATACCTAATTTTGGATTAGATTTATCTATTATCATATGATAATAAAGTCGTCCATCAACATACCATCTTCTAAAAATGTCATGTCCTTTATTTTGAAAATACAAAAGACTTAAAATTTTATCAAATTCTTCTCTTATTTTTACTTTGATATTTTCTGGAACAGGAACATATTCCAAAATAAGTGCTACTGATTGGTCTGCTTCATCGGCGACGATTGCTTCGTTAACAATATCTTCTACTGCCATATCACACTCTGATTGTTGTGCGATATCACGATATTTACGAATTAAATCATCGTCTGATTTAGTTTTGCCTTCTAAGTCTAATACTGATGCAAAATGTCCAGCGCCAGAGACTTCAATCGCCCCATCATCAGAAGAGGGAGTCGTGAATCCGTCACGACTGCCTTCTTCTTCTTTAGCTCTGGTAATTTTGAACCCAAAAAGTTCTGCCATTGTATATTACCTGCCTTCTATTTTTCTTACTGTTATTATTTAGTAAGACTAAATTAGAAGTTTACTCCAGATGCTACAAAGTGTTGATATCTCCATGTACATTCAAATTCTTCTAATGTATTTGCAGAATCATGACTTAATTCTATTGCACCTAAAGTTTGTGGCCATAGTCCTCTAAAGATGTATGTTTTTAACACAGTATCATCTCTATCAAGTTGTTCTACAGTTGCATCTGTTTGATAATCAGCTACATCAATAACACCAGTATTCTCTTCTAGGTCATTGATACCATTCATCCATCTTTCTATTGCATTTCTTACCATAAAGTCAGTATCATTGATAATAGTTGTTGACCATGCATCAAATTCTGCTCTATCACCTGCCATATAAAGTGTTCTACCTCTAAATGGTACAGGTATCTCACCTATATTTTGTGTTGGTAAGTTGGTTGCTTTAATAAGAAAAGATGTTCTTCTTACATCTAATCCTATTACAATCCCAGATGGTGGCGTTAGTGTAACTCTAAACTGGTTAGGTCTAGCACCGCCGCCGATTAACTGAGCTTTAAATTCGTCTAATGTTGCCATTGTTCTCTCCTATTAACCACCGACTTCGCTAAATGCGACACCAGTCCTTGTTGCTATGAAATTTAGTGTAATGAAGTTAATTGACCTTGCTGGTTTAATGTATATATCTGCAATAAACTCATTTCTGTCAATAACTTCTCCTGTATTATTTGACGCATCACAAACTACACTAAAGTCTGTAATTCCTCGTCTACCTTGTACGTCTCTTAAAAATGGTTCAACTAAATTTCTAAATTGTGCTCTTGTAAATTCATCATTGAATTCAAAGAGTTGGAACTTAGAAGCAGTTGCAATTGCTTTTTCAAGAACGATAAACAATCTTCTTACGTTGATTCTATCAAATGCACTTGGTTTTGTTAATGCAGTTTTATCTCCAAATAAATGAACACCCTGTCCAGAAAAATTAACTACTGGATTGACTCTTGCTTTATAAAGAGTATCTCTATGTGCTTGTTTTGGGTCGTATGCAAGTTTTACTGCACCTCTGATTTGTCCCCTGTTGAATCCAGCAGGTGAGAACCAAGGGTCAGTCACTATATCTGTGTTTGCACAAGTCCCAGCAACATCTCCATTTAATGGAACATGTCTATAAACATCATTGTATTTGTCGTACATATATTTGTAACCACTATCAAATACTGCGTAAGATGAAGATGGTAATGTGTCAAAATATGTTTTAACATTATCAGTTTGTGTTAATGCAGTTGCTACATTTACTACGTCTGCTCTTGCAGGCGAGATGAAACAAATACAATCTTTCCTTGATTCAACAAGGTCGATTAACATTGTACCATATGTATCACCATTTGTTGCATCATCTGGTGTCTTTCCACCTAAAATTAAATTAACGTCTACTGTTTCAGCATCTTTAAATCTATCATAAGCGATTGTATGTTCGCCGATTGTTACTGAATAATCATCAGTACCACCTGTAAGTGAGTTTAAAGTTGGTGAGTTTACAGCAGTATATGTTGTAGTTGTATCTGTACCCCAGTTTGAGCCACTTGAATTGTGGTCCATCCAGTAAACAAATTGTGATTGTGTAAAAATAACATCTGGATAGTAATTAGTACTACCTTGTGCTGTTTTTGCAGCTGAGTTTTTTGATAACCCTGCGTAAGTTTCAATAACTGAAGCTGTTCTTTGACCAGCAACGTCAACATCATTTCCAGTAATGTCACCAGTTGTGTCATATACGACTACATGTAGTTCATCATTCGAACCACGACCATTTTCAGTTGACCATGCAGATGTGCCTGGAGCAGTAGCGAATAAATCATACCATCTCCAACGTCTACGAATAAATGAATTATCTGGAACAATGGCTTTTACACCACTACCATTTGCGTCACCATCTAATCTAACTGTTAAAGTATGTGTGGAAATTGCAGTAATCTCATATTCATTACCTTCATCTCCACTAATGTGAGCAAAGTTAGTTGCAGTGCTTGATGCGTCAGCAGTTGAGAACGATATTAAATCGCCTACATTAAATGCAGTACCATCGTCAACAAGAATTGATGTTGCACCAACAGCATCTTCACCAACTGTTAGGTTAGATGAGCCTATATTTTCTTCAAATGCAGTTGCACTTGGACAAATTGAAACACCTATTGAGTTACCCCATGTTCCAGCACTTCTTGCAGCCCATTCACCGACATTACCTTCACCACTTGCATAGTTTTCTTGATAATGGTCATCATTTTTAACGAGTACTTTTGTACCACTTACAGCAGCATTTACTATAGCTGATGTAGGTCTTACAACTCTTAATGCGTTTCCATATTTAAGAAAGTTGGCAGCAACGAAGAAAGGTTCGAAATTACTACCGTTTGGTTTTCCAAAAGTTTGTACGAGTTCTTGTTCAGAAGTAATGTCTACCACTTCTTCTACTGGTCCTTTTTGTGCAGGCAATGAAATTGCAGCAATGGACGTAGAAACAGCAGGAATAACATTAGTTAAATCTATTTCATTAACTTGTACACCTGGAGAAACTAAAAATCCCATGTCTATGTCTCCTTTTATTTAAATTTATAATATTTAAATATCATAAAATCTTTTCGATTTCGTTAATATTTATAAAATTGATGTTCCTAAAAAATACATTTTATATGTGATAAGACATATAAATATCTTTATGAGTAATAATCATTACAAGAAGTATAAAGATACCATTAAAAAAGTCGCAAGAAGAAACTATTATAAACGTGTTCAATGGTTAAATGAATATCTAGTTGGCAAAGCATGTAAACATTGTGGTGAAAGTGAATCAATATGTCTTAAATTTCATCCACATGATGCAAAAATTAAAAAACTTTCTAAAAGAAAAGGACTGAACGAAACAAGTAGAGAAGAAATTAAAGAATTATTATCCGAATGTAAAATTGTTTGTTCTAATTGTTGGTTGAAAATAGATAATGACTTAATAGAATTTATTTAAAAGTCCTCAGTTGTTCTTATAACAGGCGACCACCGAGTTCCATA